CGATAGCCCGTCCTTGTTTTCTTTAACAAGCGTTTTGGAATAGCCAAATTCGGTCGAACCGGGAATAAGCGCAACACCGCTTAATTGTTCTTCCTCGTAGCCAACGGCGCGCACAACTTCAAACGTCATTTGCGGCAACCGGTTGCCATATTCAGCAAGTGCCAGCTCTTCAAACACAACATAAGCAAGGCCGCGATACGCTGGAATATTGGCCGTACCCTGCTTTGCAGCAATGAGAGGGTCTGCATCCTGTGTTTCGCTGCCCTTGTAAACGCGCATGGTGATTTTCGTCAGGTCAACTTCTTTACCATCTGCCCATACACGCAAAATTTGCGAGATTGGCCCCTCACAGATCCCAACGGCAAAGTTGGCAGAGTAGCTATAAGTTGTTTGTGTCACGGTTGAAGAAGGCCCGCCGCCTTTGCCGCCTGTCTTTTCCGTTGTGGTGGTCACAACCTCATGCAGACTTGTTGCCCAGATAACCTGCCCGGAGACACGCGCACGCCCTGCCACAATCGGAATTGACGCGCCCTCATTGGAGCCCATCACCTGCAGGCTGTCCAGCCGCTGCCCCTCTACATGGCTCTTACTGCCCGGTGTAAACGCGGAGACAATCAGGCTATCAAGATATGCGCCCGCAACACTTGCAGCTGCAGTAATAGCAAAGGACGCAACCGTCCCCGCCCCGGTTGCACCAATTACAGCACTTGCGGCCGCTGATAAAACGACGGTAGCCATATAATCACCTGTCTGGAAAAGAAAAGGCAGCTACCGCCCGGCGCTGCCACCACCCCGAAAAGGGAACTTCAACGACCCCGGCGCGCTCTTGCGCATGGATCATCCGGCCCGGCCCGCTTATAAGCCCCACATGCTTTGCAATGGCATGGGGCCGCACCCTGAACACAATCACACTGCCAAGGCCGGGCGGGTCCAGTCCTGCACGCTGGAAGTGCGTTTGACCCGCCTCTAAAAGCGTTTCATGTGTTCCAACCTCTCCCCAGTCAGGGGAATAGGTCGGGATCGCTTGCGGCTCTTGTCCGTAAAGTTCCCGCCAGATCCCGCGTAGCAAACCAAGACAATCACACCCCGCCCCCTTACAGCTGGCTTGATGGTGGTAAGGCGTGCCAAGCCACCCGCGAGCAAGCGCAACAACCTCATTTGACAATCGCAGAACCGTCATTGGTTTGTTCATCCTGAGTTGCATAAGCTGTTACAAAATCAGCGCCGGGCATATGGGGAAAGCCGCGATAGTTAAGCGCGTTGTCAAACTTGTCTGCACACGCCGCAAAAGTGTGGGCACATCCAGCAAAAACATTGAAGGTATCGCCCGGTGCAATCGGCCTTGCCGGGGCTTGCCACAAGGAAAGCTCTGCAGCCCCCTCACTGGTGATCTTGTGCACCTTCACCTTGACCCGTGCGCCTTGATTTGCCCCGCTCAACCAAACCACAGACCCCCATGAAAACAAATCAGCGTCAAAGCCGTCTAATCCCGCGCATACAAACACGCGCCCGCTCACACCAGCCACACTGCCAGCCCCAAAATAGGAGGCAGAAAGCAAATTAACCCCGCAACGCTCATCACCTAACTCAGCGTCACAACCATATTGAAACGTGCGCCCGGTGTTCTGGTTAAGCCTATGGGAAAGGCTGCGCATTTCTGCACTAAAGGCCAACTCTCCCCGGCTCACCTCGCCAATGTTCCCCCGTTGCATCACCGCACGCTGCGCCGGATCACTCCAATTCACCCGGTAAAGGATTATTGCTGCATCATCATAAAGCCCGGCCGCAATATCAGCCTCAATAATCACATCAGAAGAAAGCGCGCCTTCAACTTCCATATTGTCAACGGCAAGCCCTAAACCCGCCTCAATGTCAGATCCGGTAAAACCAGATGAAGCCTCAAACGTCACACCGTCAAACTCTATTGGCCGGTCATGATCTGTAAACCCAAGTGTAACCCCATCGCGGCGCGTGACCTGCCAGCACCAACACAGCGTTGTGCACGCCCCGCTTAAATGCTCTTCAAAACCTGCAGAGAACGTTTTCATTAAAGCACCTCTACAACTGGAATATTGGGCACACTGCCAAGTGTGTGCGCGGCAAGGGAGACTTCTAAAATGTCACTGTCAAAGCGTGCTGGAACATCAAATTGAAAACCGGCAGTCACCTGCACGCCCACATCTGGCGCGTTTTCAAACGTCACAACACCCGTTAAAGGGTCAGTTTCAAAACCCGCTGTCATCACACCATCAAGAGCAACCAGATGATCTGCCTCAAGGTCTGGCAAGGTGATTGAACGCGCATAAGGTGCAAAGGCCGCCCCATAGGTTTTAATGAGCTGGAACTGCGTTTGCGCCCCGTCACCAACACCAATGATCTGATCAGCCGCGCTGATCTGATCACCGGGCGCACAACTTTTATAGTCGCTCCAATCCTTCCAACGAAACGCGAACATTCGCCCGCGCCGCTCTTCAAAAAAGGCAATCACCTGATAAAGATCGTTTACAGAGCGCACACCCTTGGCCGCATTATAGCGGCGGCGACTGTCTGCCCATTGCTGATTGCGGTTTTCCCGGCCGTTGCCTCTGATTACAATTTGCGTTTTACGTTCCGGCCCGCCTTTCGCTCCAAGGGAGATATCAGGCGGAAAACGGGTGTCATGAAATTCAGTAAGCATCAAAAGCCCCAATTCTCACCTGTTAGCGGTTGCGTTGCCCGCGTCCGATTGCGTCAAACATCATTGCCGCAACTTGTCCCTGAGATTGCCGGAAGCTTTCAACGTCCTGCGTTTGGATGTTGAATTGAACGTTCAGCGGGGCAGAACCACCGCCAAACGCATCCTGATTAGAGATAATCTTTGCAGGTCCCACCACCGGCTCAACGCCATTTTCACCTGCAAGCCCCCATTCTCCGGCCCCAAGAGTACCGCCTTGCGCAAAGAACCCTTTAAACCCGCTAATAAGTGCCGTTGTCACGTTCGCTTCTGGCGAGCTTCCAAACGTTGAAGCAAGCGGCCCTTGCCCCAAAAAGGCAGCCTGCAGGGCAGCTTCTGCAAGCGTTGCAATCAAGTTACCGGCCGCTGTATCAGCAAGCCCCAGCGCGCCAACCAGCTCACTTATGGAATCCGTTGCAACGTCACCAAACAGGCCCGCCAGATCGTTCACCTGTTGCTGCGCCAAAGCTTGCGCATGGATCTCATCTGTTATCTTAATCAGCTCCTGGCCCTGCTGGCTGCTTGCCTCAACCCCGGCAAGCCTTAAGGCATTCATGCGCCGTTGTTCCTGCGCATTCATCCCAAGCAAGTCTTGCTCGCGCTGCAGCTGCTCTAATACGCGTGCGTATTGGTCAATTCGGGCTACGCTTGATGAGGTTTTTTCTGACTTTTGCGGAATAATTGTAGGCTTGTCTTTTGCCCCTTCAAAAGCTGTAAAACCCTGCCCGATACGATTAGAAAAATCTAAAATCCGATCGCCTTTGCCTTGTGAATTTGCACGCCCTAAATCAAGGTCAGTCAGCATGCTACGATCAATCAGGCCGTACCGGTCCAAAAAGCGGTTGGCGTCCTTCCAAATGTCAGCATTGCCAAACTCAGCAAGCGAGGCCTCCAACTTTTCATACTCATCAAACAATTGGCGAAAGCCCGAAACGGCTTGAAGAGTTGCCCGCTTCGCACCAACTTCAAAAGTGCGCCACACCTTTGCAAATTCATCATCAATTTGCTCAGCCTTACGCAGCAATTCCTCTTCAATTACACCGCCTGCCTCATCAGCGGCCCGCATCAGTTCGCCCAAACCTTCAGAACCATTCTTCAAAGCAAGAACCAGCCCTGCGCCCTCACGGTCAAAAGCTTTAAACGAAAGCAAGAGCCGCTCTTGCTCAGAGCCTGCGTTCTTAATCAGATCCGCATATTCGGCTAATATCTGCCCTTGTGACTTCATTTTGCCAGTCACATCGCGCAGTTCAATTCCGTTAGCCTTTAAAACATCATTCAGCACACCGGAGCCGTTGGCAGCTTCACCAATCCGCCGCGAAAACCGTTGCAACGCTGTATCAGTTGTACCCGCTGCAACACCGGTTAACTCAAAGCCATAGCGTAAGCGTTGCAACTCATCAGTGGTCACGCCCACCTTATCGGCAACTTTGGCAAGGCTTGAGGCGTCCGAAATCGTTTTGCGAGTGGCTACACCCAAAGCAACAACGGCCGCCGTAACAGAGGTGATGCCAACGGCTTTCAATCCCCCCATAGAACGGCCTAACAAGCTCATATCCGTATTTAAAAGCTGCGTTTCCCGGCGTGTCTTTTGCAAAGAGCGCCGGTTGCCTTCAAAGGCCGCGCGGGATTTATCATTAGCCCGCACATTATAGACAAGATCCGGCACGGTCATGATTGAGCTTCCCCGGTAACTTTAAGGTAGATGGACCATTCTAAAAGCTCAGGTTCCGGCCAGTCTTCAAGGTCGCAAACCCGCATATGCAAGCGATCCGCAAGCCTGAAAAGAAACAAGCGCCACGGATCGCCCCTTAGTTTTTTTCCAGCACCTTTGCATCAGCCGGGGCAAGCATCTGCAGCGCAACACGGCCAATTATCGCGCCATCTGCCTGCGTTAAAAGCTTGTGTTTATCATCAGCATTAAACAGCAATTCGCCGGTCTCATCCTGGCTCTTCATAATCAACACATCAACAAAAGCCTCAGAGTTTAAATCTGAATGATCGCCAGAAATGCGCGTGCGTTGTCGCGGTGTCATTGGGTCATAAAAGACCTTAAACGGCGCACCGTCTTCACCCCACTCAGGCACTTCAACAACCTGATTTTTTGCCCGTTTGTAATGGCTGTTCACACGCTCAATCGCACGCATATTTGCACTCCTTGTCTCTGCGCTAAACAAAAAGGCAGCCTGCACAAACAGACTGCCTTCGATTATTTTGGGATCCACTTGGTCAAAGACCTATGCGGAACATTCCGAACTAGTTGGTAAGGCGTATCCAGATACCGCCCATTTTATATTCAGTATCACCAACTTTCAGTTCAGATTTATTGTCCAAATTATTTTTGGCAATTTCTGAAACATTTCCGGTCGCTGGGTCATAAACACTGCATTTATTTTGATCATCAACACTTTGAACAACTGCGATCCAATGCATAGCCCCGGTATCTTCATATCTGACCATCAGTGCATCTACGCCACCATTTGAAGGAGACGTGTAATGATCTTTCTTAGTCCTTTTTATTTCATGATTTATTTTCTCAACCAGCTTAATCTCTACGTCAAATAAGTTTTTGTTGTCACTGCCTTCATTTACGACAGGCTTATAGCCTTCGAATTCAGCTTTTGCTGAATTTGTGTAAAAAAGCTCTACCTTGTCTTTCTTTTCACCATTCAACTGATAAGCAACCTGTATGAGGCCTGAAGGGCTGTTACTGTAAAATCCATTCGCATATTTGGCTCTTTTTTCCGGGCAGTTCATAATGAGATTTCCAGTTACGGAATAACTATCTCGTGCTGCGAGTTGGGCCTCTCCCTGTCTCTGGTTTTCCGGTGAGCTTGCTACTTCTTTCAGGTTGATTTTCACGGCGAACAGGCCATCAGTGTATCCTTCTGAGATATTGTCATATTCCAACAAACTGACACTTGTTTCACCTGGAGATATACCCAACTGGAGCAGACTTGCATTGACTACATATGCACCACATTCAAGAATTGAATGCTGTGAAACATCTTTGTATGCGCGAAAGGCTGCCATCTTCATGTATCCCTTATTTTTATTGATACAAAGAAAGACGGTTGAATTTTATAGTTGTGATCCTTCTCCATTTTCGCGCTAAACAAAAAGGCAGCCTGTACACACAGACTACCTTTCTCACTTCACCGGAAAAAACCGGAGTTAAGGCACTTCTTCCTGTGCCAGCTCACCATTGCCTGTAAACTCAAAGGTTAGATCAACGGTATCGGTGCGCCCCTGTGCATGGCTAATGCTGGTAATTGTCGCCGTGCCGGAATAGTAGTTTTCGCCGCTAATCTCGCCATTGTCATATAGATGCAGCATCACAGACGCCCCGGCGCTAAGCTCCTCTTGCCCCGCATCATCTGTAACCCGTTTTGCATTAATCGAACCAGACCAGCGTTTAGGTGCGCCGGCTAAATGGGTTTCCCACTCTTCACCCATTGCCGTTGCATCTGAAACAGGGGCTTCAATGCTCAAATTGAAGCTTTGCACCTTGCCCACATTTTCACCGCCTGCAGTTACACTGCCTTTATTCCCATGCACCAAAGCCATTTGAATGCTCTCCTTTAGTTTTGAAAATCAAAGTACCAGCCACCCGCTACATGCTGGATTAATGCGCGGTTTGCGGGTCTGCTTCCGGCGTTACTGCAAGCACTGTAAAACTCAGCGTTAAAACGCCCGTTCGCTTTTCGCCTCGATCCCGGCCGGTTGCTAAATTCAAATTGCTGGATTGCAGGTAAAGCTCTTTCACCAGCCCGTTTAAATAGTGACTGCCAGCAAGAGCGCCCTCTACCTCAACTGCAATTTGGTCAAGTTCATCGTCAAAGCCCCTGCCATCTGCAATCGCTTCAACGGTAATGCTCATTTGCCGTTCAATATCGCGGCCCGGCCCCATTTCTGCAGGCTGGCTTTGTTCATCCAAAATATAAATAAGCAAGGCAGGTAAGCGCTTATGTTCCAACGGATATGTACGAGTGACAAAAACCCGCTCTGCAGTGCTTGGCAGCCCTTTTAACGCAGCCTCCACCGCATCACGCACCTGTGTTCTGATATGTGCCATACCTGCCCCTATTCGCGTTCTAACACGATCTCGCTTAAGCCTGCCCCGTCACTCATGGGAGCGCTCGCAGCTGTAAAGCGCTGCCCGTCAATTAAAAGCTCTGCGCCCTCGCCAAACTCATCGGGGATTTCAGAGGTCTTCACCGCAAACACAGGCTTAGACGTGAGCATGCCAGCCTCACCAAAAGGGGTTTCTTCCCCCTCATTGGACAAGATCCCAACAAGCGGCCCGTTGCTCCCGTTTTGCAACGCGTAGGTTGCGTTTGTGGCAAACTCATCAGTGTTCAGCAGGGCGTTCAAGTCATCGTCAAAATCAATCATTGCCGCTTCACCAGTACTTGCCCGCCCTTAACCCCAATTGCCCGGTTTACAGGGGCTTTTCCCATGGCCCGCGCCAACTCTTTAGGCGTTAGGGGTTTGGGCTGTGTCAGCCTGGTTGTGTTCGCCAAGTCTTTTTTCATCGGTACGCTCTCACCTTCCAAGATCCAAGATAAACGGGAGGCACTGCCCCCCGTTTATCTCTCATAAAAGCCGGGGTTTAATTCCCGCTTGGGTCAGGCTCCGGCGCTTTTTCCGGTGCCTTGGCTTTGCCAACCGCCTTCTTTGTTTCTTCCGCTTTGCCCAGATTAATCAAAAAATTAGCCTCTTTTTCAGGGGCGTTCACCACATCACCGGGCCCAACGTTTTCACCGTCGCAAACCGTGCGCTTTACAATTACAATCTTCTTCTTAGCATTCGCCATAACATGACCTCTTAAGTGTTTGAGTAATCAAAGGAAGTTCAAAAAAAGCAGCCGGGTTGCCCGGCCGCTTAAGGGCTGGAAAGCTTAAGCTTGGAATGAATGACAGAAGCTTTGCGGGTGGCGGGTTGCAAAATCTACATCTTGCATTGCAACAACGCGCACCGTGCTACTTGTTGCCTGTGTGAACGGGTCAATGGTCAAATCAACACCGGTCCAGATCGCAATTAAAAGATCTGCCCAGTTACCAAAAAAGGCATTGCTATTAAGCACTTGGTTGGAAATACCGGCATTATAACCGTTTACCGTATTGCCCCGTTCCCAGATAAACTGCGCTGTACCCGCTGCCTTTTCCGTGGTCTTTAGCGCCCCGCGCATCTCTGCATTGAGCACATAGCCAAGCGCCCCAATATCCGCATCATCGCTTGCAACAGAGGATTCCATTTCAACCACCTCTGTAAAAGTTGGTGCACTTGCTGCAAACGTTGTTGAGTTAATGCCGGTTGTGGCTGCAATGCCCTTGGCTGCGTTGCCTGAACCATCACTGTGCAAAGCTGCCCGGTTGATTTCCAACCCGATCACCTTAGCCAGATCATCACGCACCAACGCCTCAACATCTAGTGAGGATTGAATAAGCAACTTACGGGAATAATCGGTGAAGGCCCCAAGTGTCTTGGGCGTTAGGGCGACCTGATCAAACGCAGCTGCGCTTTTGGTCACGTCATCACCTTCACCAACCCAATATGCCGTTGCACCCCCAACCATGCGCGGAATAAGCAAATCACCTTGCAAATCATTGAGCATATGAGCGCCCATATTCATCACAACAGCACGCTTGCGCAGCAATTCAATAAACGAGCCTGCAATCAAATCCTCTGAAACCAGAGCCCCACCGCTCGCAATGGTGCCGGTGTTAAGGTTGCGCGTTTGCCCAAGCACATTGGCGCGCATCACATCAGCAGGCACAAGCAACCCACCTGCAGATTTACCGCGCTTTCTTGCAGCCTCATCAGAGCATTCATATTCAAATTTTGCCGCCTCCACATATTCCTTGTTGTGTGGGTTTGCCAGGGCATTGAGCGCGCGCACAAACGAGAACTTTTTGCGCTCTTTGCCAGTCAGGCCAATATCAGCAGCCCCGGAGATTTTTTCTTGCCCGCGCTCGCCCATTTGCAAAAGCACTTTGCTAGAAAATTCACCAGCAGACAAACCCGAACGGATCGCATCTGCAGCCAGGTCACGACAGTTCCAGCTTGCCGCTGTGGCTTCAATTTCACGAATGCGTGTGGCCTCATTTGCAGCCGTTTCAGAACGGATTTGCGCAAGCTCTTCTTCTGAAGGGCCGTTATTTGTATTTTCAAGTGGTGCAGGCATTGCAGCAGCCTTTCTTTCAAGTGCAATGGAAACAACAGCCCCCTCAAATTGTGAGCGTCCCACCCCCACAGAAGGATCTGCAGGAACGGATACAATTGAAATTTCATGAGGGGTCCAGCGGGTGACGCGGTACACGTCTAAATCATCGTCATTTTCTTCTTCAAGCCGGGCTTTGTGGATCTGATAACCAACAGAAACATTGGTAAGCTCACCATCCAGAACACGGCTTTTAATCTCTTGCGCCCGCTCGGTTTTACCAAAGCGAACAAAGGCCCGGCCCTTGCCGTTCTTGACTTCAACGCGCTCAATCACGCCCACCTGATTATCTACGCTTGCGCGGTGATCAATCAGCAACGGCGCACGCCCGCTCCCAATAAATTCAAGGTCAATTTCGCCGGCCTCGTGACCCAGAATTTCAACGCCCCAATAGGTGCGAATAGGGGAGTCACTGGAAAAGGAAAGCTCTAAAAGGTCTTCTTCTGCGCCCTCTTGCGCGCGCACGAAAGCACCCTGCCGGAACAACCGTTCCGGCAGCTTCAGGTTATTTGTTGGCATGGTGTGGTTAGTCCTCTAAAGCGCTATCTTTATCAGGAACCGGGGCAACCTTGCTCCCAGCTGAAAGCACGGCTTCAAGATCAATGCCGCGATCCTTAGCAAGCTGGCTTGCCTCTGCAAAATCGTCGTAGATATCTTCAAGGGTGCGCCCGCGTTCGCTTGCTACTTCCTGAGGGCTTTTAATGCGGGTTTCCATATTGGTTTTATTGGCGGTTGCATCGTCTTTCGGGTTGACCGATTGCCAGCCCCGGCCTGTCCATTCAATTGCGTTAAACCGCTCGCGCTGCGTCATAGACAAAGGCAATTTGCGCGTTAGCATCGCCATATTCAGCCAGTCTGAAACAATCGCCCCGCAATAGTGATCTGCAAACCAGCTTTGCAATACACCCCATTGCTCACGCTCTTCACCAAGCCCGGCCCGCAGCGATGAAAAATTAGCCTTTTCCAAATCGCTTGAAAGGGATGAATAAGCAACATCCAGCCCGGTTGCTACGCCGCGCAACATGATTTTCATGAAGGGTTCCATTTCCCCGCTTGGGTAGGCTGGATCGAAGGTTTTAAAGTCGTAGCCTTGCGGCAATTCCTCTAAAACCCCACCTTCCATTTCTTCCAGCCGGGGCCGCTCTTCCTCGTCCAAATATGCCTCACCCTCTGCGCCGCCACCTTCTGCAGTCGTAGCCCCGGTTTGATCACTGCCTAACAGTTCATCCGGGTCAGCATCAGCAGAGCGGGTGTAAAAACCCATCTTTTGCGCGCCATAAACCGCATTGGAAAGCGCAGCCTCTTCAAAGCGGTTCATTTGGCTTAAGCGGCGCAAAGCCGTGTGAGCCCACGGCACCCCAATCACCGGGGCCGTTTGGTCGTAAGGTGCAAACAAATGCACGATCTCTTGCGCTGGAATGCGAATGCGTTCACCGCGCCCGCCAAAACGGGAGGGGTTGCGCTTGAACATGTGATAGGCAACCGGCCTGTCAACTGCGTTACACTCAACCCCTGCAAGAATATAATGCCCCGCCCCTAGGTCCTTGTTCAGTTCAATATCAAGCATGGTGATATCAAGGTGTTGCAGCTGAAAGCCAAAGGCCCCGAACTCCGGCCCCAAATATTTGCGCGCCAGAAAATTACCGTCACGGGCAACAGATGTAAGCGCAATGCGCTGGCTATCAGCAAACGAGAACTTGCCGCACGTTGTACACGTTCCCCGTTTACTCCAATCCAAAAAAGCCCGGCGAATAGCCTTGTTGCTTTCCCGGTCTAAGCTTTCATCTTCAAAGCGTACAACCGGCTTGATAAGCAGGCCACCACGGCCCACCACATTGCGCCGCAAATGAGAATAAAAGCCCTTCAGATAGTCGTTGTTCTGGCTTTGCTCTCTGCTATGGGAAACCAAACCCAAAAGGTCCTCTTGCGCATCGTGCATCAAAGAGGAATAAAACCCCATAGCCTTGAAATTTGCCAGGCGATCCGGCCGCGCTGCCTTAAATTTCCGCTCAGCCTTGCGCGGCTGTTTTACAGGTGCTTTGCCTGTGCGAAAGAGCCTTGCCAATACACCCATTATTTAAACCCCACCTTGATAAAGCGGTGACTTGCGCGCCCTGTGCGTTTGCGCTCTTCAATCGCCAGCAGCTTGCGGTAATGCGTGTGCCAGTCGGCAAGCTCTTTCGGGCTGAGCTTCGTCAACTTGCGCCCTGCAATCTCATAGGCGGCAACATTGGATTTTGCCCGCCCTTCCAAAAGCGCTTCAATTTGATCCAGCATGCGCCGGTTATGGCTGCGCGCGTCCGGCAAGTCTCCGGCCCACAAATTAGGCAACACTTCAAACCGGCCGCTGTCTACGCTTAAGCGCTCACTGTCACTCTTGCGGGTAATAAAGGCCGCCCACCGGTACGCCCCTGCAATCCAACCGCTGTTTTCATCAGCCCCAAGGCTCACAAAAAAACCGCCATCAAGGGCGGTTGCGGCAAACTCGATTTTTTCCGGGGCTTTCCCTTCCAGTGTTCCCACATAGGAAAGCGTATAATCAACAGGTGGAAAATCCTGTGCCAGATCATCCCGCCGCCATGAGATAAAGTCACCGGCCCGCATCGTCTTAGGCTCGGCACTTAAAGGTTCATCAAATCCATTTCCTGCCATACATCCCCCTCACAACCCGGCAAGCATGCCGCCTCTGCGCCTTGGCCGCCTGCGTGCTTTCTTCGCAGGCAGCCGCTTTGGTTTTATCGTTGTTGCAGTTTCTGACTTTTCCGTCTTCGTCTCCGGCGCTTGCGCCTGTACTGGCAAACTTTCAGGCACACTTTCCCCGGCAAGATCCGTTGAACCCGCCTCACGGCTTGTCTCTTGCTTTGGTCTAAGTGCAGCAAAACTATTGGTTTCCATAGATCGCGCCCAAATCGGCGGGCGCTTCCAGTTGATTTCTTCACCCTTAAGAACCAGCACCAAAGCCAGCCCGTAAACGCCCAGATCAAGCGCCTCGTTTCGCTTGCGCCCCTTGCGAAGCACCCAGCCTTTCGGGGTGCGCCGCTCTGCGCAAAACTCTTCAAACACTTCACCAGGTAGGTTGCGGGTCAGGTGATAGGCATCTGCGCCCGGATCTTCACGGGCAAGGCTTGCAGTAACTTCAGATTTAAGCCGCCATGTTCCAACGCGCACAATCTTTAAATCAGTGCGTTTAACCCGCTTGCCCTCTACTTTTTCAGGGGTCACTTCTTTGGCCCGGTCGCGCTCCCAACCATTCAGACCTTTGGCAAGAAACACCCGCCTGCGCAGGCCAAGCTTGCGCGATTTACGATAAAAAGCATAAGCATTCTTCGTCACACCATCCGCCCCGCCGCTATCTACGATCAGCGCAGCCGGTTTGATCTGGTAGCCACTGCCCGCAACCGGATAGTACTTTTCCAGTAAAGGCAAAAGCGCGTCCCAGTCTTCTTTGTATTTTGCCGGGTCAATCGCGCGTGCGTCGGCGCTTGGTGCTCCTGCAGGCGGGGCGTGAATGTCAAAGCGATCTATCAACCAGCGTTCCAGCCCCGGCCCCCATGCATCCACTTGGCACACAAAGCGACCCTTTTGCACGTCAACCGCAATGGTAAGAAAGCGGGTTTCCGGTGGTGCGACCTTAAGCAGATATTGCTCTGCCTTGTCCTTCAGTTGCTTCACGCTCAAATCGTCATCATCTTCCACCATGCGCGATGAATAAGGCTTGCCCTGATCAACGTTCACAGTGGTCTTTAATGAGGTTTCATCTCCGGTTTGCTGGAACTCCTGCCAAGCTGTCTCATATCTGGAAACCAAGGACGCCCACGGCTGGAAGGCAGCGGCCGCCCCTTTTAGCCAGTAAGTGACAAGATCCGTTTCCCGCAAAGCCTCATCATGAACGCTCACCAAATCCCCGGCTTTGCTTTCATGCAACCAGCGGCCCGCCCGGTTTAGCTCCACTTTATGCCGTGGTGCAAAGATTGCACCGCAATGCGGACACGCCATCACAGCAGCAAGGCCGCGCTCTTTCGGGCTGCCTTCATCTGGAAAATGCAATAACTCATAGTCTGGTTCAAAAACCTCTGAGCAATCCGGGCAAGTCCAGTAATAGCGCCCACGGGTGCCCCGGTTATAAAGCGCTAAAATACCCGTTGCCGGTGGTGCCATATGGGGCGCACCCTCAGGCGGCAAGAAGTCATTATCTTCAATCAGACGGCCCGGAGAACTTTCTGCAATCGCCATCCCGCGAGAACCGAAAGTTTCCGTACGCTTCAAGGCAAGGTCAAACAGGTTGCCTTCCCCTTCAATGTCTTCCGGCGCACGGTCATAGTCAGTCAGCAGCATTAAAGGCAGGTCAGAAGCAGACACTTTGGAGACCACCGGCCAACCGATATCCAGCGTCATGCCGCCCTGAAAACGCTTGTCTAATATGTTGTTGTCGAACCGGCCCCGGCCTAAGCGCCGCTTTATTGAAGGCGTGTAGTTGATCAGCGCCCCTACTTTTTTCAAGGCAAATTCACGCGCCGCGTTTCTGTCCATATGAATGACACGCATGTCGCACGGCTCACAGCAGATCGCCTGCCCTATGCGGTTGATTATCAGAGCGTCCGTTTTGCCAGTACGCGCAGGCCCGGCAAACACCGTCCCCCGGAAGCGCCGGGACGCACTCATGTCCATAGGCTCTACCATGTAAGGTGTTACCTTGTTATCCCACGCAATGATTGCCCCATTGTCCCGCAGCTTGCGCTCACCACCTGCCCAACTTGATACCGACATACGCCGCACCGGCGCAAGGATTGGCAGCGCATCAGCAAGGCACCCGGCCGCACTCGCATAAGCAGGCGGCCGCCAACCGTGCAAACGGGGCGGAAGTTCGAATGAGGGCATGGTGGGGAACCTGAGTTACTTGCAGTTCTAGCTATATATTTTTGACAATTGTACTCAAAATCACTGAGTACCACCTAATAAGTCTTCAGGGAAAGGAGCCCTGAAGTTTAAACTCAATCCAATAGGAAAGGTCACACCTTATGAATCGCCCCGAAAAAATCACTCGTACAATCACTGACTTTGAGAAACTGCCTATTCAATTTCCGACCCATATGCATCCACCAGAGTTTTGGGAGCAACTAGGTAGAACAATAGGCACTTTTGGTTTTCTAGAGGAAATACTTGCCAAAGCAATTTTGGTTTTCACTGGAACAACACCCTATACTGAGGACAAAATCCAAGAGGCATATGAGGAATGGGACCGAAAGTTAGAACGCACGCTTACAGACCCGCTATATCATTTGGCTAACACCTATCAGAAAGCAGTGAAAAGCAATCCCGCATCAACAATCGAAGACATTGACGACCTAGTTTCTATGATCAAAGAATCTATTAAGATCAGAAACGTCTTATGCCATGGATCATGGAACCAAACACCCGATGCAAATGGCGCGAGTATACCATTCTACTTTCGCAAAGAGGGAAATGATCAGCTCGAATTTGAGACACCAATTAACATTATGTTTTTAAAGCAGACGCAAAAGCAGGTTGCCGATCTTTGTTGTAAAGTGATTAAATCAGTTACCGATATGGGCTACCAGTTTCCAGGCGGGTCGTGACCTGGTCGAAAATTCGTTCTCACCCCTAGTGAAGAAAAGCCCAACTAGATTGCTTTTGACAGCTTGAGCTGCATAATTTTCCACCCGCGATTTTACGAAGCACATCCACATTGCAAGGCTGGTCGAAAGAAAACCAGCAGACCAGTTCCTTGCGTTGTAATCTCTCTGCATCTACTCCGCAGCTTCCATAATCGCAGCTTGCCCGGTGTTCTCTTCCGCGCTCATTCCCTGCATGAATTCAGAAAGCTCCCGGTGAAGTTCCGCCAGCAGATCATCAGCAACCACAACCGCCGCCTCTGACTGGCGACCATCCAAACCAACATCCCTAGACAAACGGTCAGGCATGCCGTTCACCGCATTGCGAACCGCTGAGAAAGTCCGTTCCAGCAACGCCACCACATCAGCACAGGCGATCAGCTCACCACGCGATTGTGCAAGCTTGTTATAGGCTGCCTCAGTCTCATAAAGTTCCTTGCGCTGCCGTGGTGTCAGCGCCATTTCAGAATTGCCAGATCCGCCACCCAGCAACGCCATCTGCATTTGCCGGATATTGCTTTGAATCTTCTCTTCTTCCGCAGCCTCTGAAGCTTCCCTTTCCTTCTGCCATGCATAGCAAACCGAAAGCCGGAACTCATAAGCCTGCCCATTGGTGCCCTTGCTCTCACAAGGCATCCCCTCGCAAATCCACTGATCTATGGTGGGCAGGCTCTTCTTAAAAGCCTCCGCAAGGTGGCGCTTATTCACCACCACATCTTCCACACCATCAGGGAGCGGATAGCGTTCAACATTCTCCATGCACGCCCCCTCTCATCTGGAACAACAACAGAAACGAAAACACCAAGTGCTCCCACACCCCACACAACCCAAAGCCCCGCAGTTCCGAACTACCCGCAGGCCGGGGCAGGTCCAGGAAGGACCCAAAGCTTTTCAGAATATGGAAACGCGCCCCCAAGTTTTAACGGGCAGTTTTCAGAGCCTTCTGCATTGCACGCCGGAAGTTGCGTTTCATCCGGGCGTCTGCAGTCTTGCGTGCACCTTCTTCAAAGCGCAGGCGCGGTTGGTAGTCTGCGCTCTTCTCATAGGCAACCAGCAGCTTTAAACCTGTGCGGCCCTTGGTGCCCCGCGAGCTATCCCGGCGCTTGCCGCGCTTAGGGCGCTGCCAGATTCCCTCAACCCCGTTGATCTCACCTTGAAACACATCCGGGCGTTTCAACAGCCGGTCAATACTGCGCCGTGGTAGGTTGCCGTATTTGTTGAGCCGCTGTGAGAACGGAACCGCCAGCACCTTCCGCTTTGGCTTCCTCGTTCCACCCTTCTCCTGCAGTTCCAAATAATCCGCCTGTCTGTCCTTGAAGAAGACAACGGCCGAAAGGTTGCGCTTACTTGCCCGCTTCAATGCAAGGCCACGTTTGGTGAAGGGTGTGGGGCGATCAAGTCGCCTGCTTAAGGTCTTTTCGGTGTTGGTCTTGATATCCTGTGCGGTCGCATTCAACGCTAAGCTGATCGCATAGGGCACCTGCCGTTGTTCCGCTTTGGTCAGCCCCTTGGCGACCTCACTAAAGTTTACGGTGTACTGGAACATGCAGCCCCCAACGAAAAAGCGCCCTCAGGTAGTAACCTGAAAGCGCAATTATTCATCATCGCTGAATCATGCCGATTAGTGCTGCAGTTGTCAATGCAGCTTTACCGACTAACAAGGCTTCGTGTTAAACATTTTGCATTTTAACGATTGGCTTCCAGCTCTATTATAACGTGTGCGCAATCATTATACTCTCTTGTCGTTATATGGCACATATTAGAAAATAAGCATTGAATGCGATTCAAATATTACTATTTTTCATTACGGGGTGCCCAGACATGAATTCAGTGACCTCACATAATAAAAAAAAAATAAACGTTAATGAAGGAGAGGTAGATTTTTTCTCTGATCTTATAACTGGAGAAAGTGCCCTAAAAAAAGAGTTCACAATTCAAAAGAGGCCCTATTACGTTAAAAGTGTAAAAAACACTGAAACTACAGCTGAATATTCCAAAGGTTGGGAAGTTATTCGGACTGGAAAAATAAGTACACGCCTCAAAAAACTAAAAACTCATGACCAGTTATTGGAGAGTAGAGTTTGGTGTCTTTTGAGGAAGATGGGATTTAGTACTTTAAGTGGTTCTAACTTCAAAATCAGTTTTACACGTGATAATGGAACCATTGGAAATAAGCAAATTGATGTATACGCAGAAGATGATGACGTAATATTTATTGTAGAGTGTAAAAGTAAAGAAAAACGTGGAAGACGAACTCTGCAGAAAGATATACAAGAAACGATTTCTCTTCAGGATTACATAAGAAAAACTATTTTTAGACGATTTAGTGACTTACCAAAACCAAAAATTGTCTGGATCTACGCTACAAGTAATATTTTATGGTCTGCGCCCGACCTGGAGCGCGCAGAGGACGGCAATATTCACGTCATTACTGAGAATGAGCTTCAATATTATGAAACTTTTACAAAACACATGGGGCCAGCAGGCCGATATCAAATAATTGGTGAATTTTTAAAAGGTCAGAAAATACCTGGTTTATCAAACATGAAAGTACCCGCAATACGAGGAAAAATTGGAGGCGAAAAATTTTATAGTTTTGTGACGACTCCTCGCAACCTTCTCAAAATTGCGTATGTGAACCACCAAGCATTAAACAATCCAGATCAAAAGCCAGCTTATCAGCGGATGGTGTCTGCCAAAAGAGTCAAGGAAATTGGCGAGTTCATCTCTAAAGGCGGATATTTTCCAACCAACATCCTTATAAATTTGACAGATAAACCTAAATTTGAACTGATTTCTGATAACGAAAATACTGATCCTAATTTAAAATTTGGTTGGATTACACTTCCATCAAAATTTAGGTCAGCTTGGGTGATTGATGGACAACACCGATTATTTGGCTTTTCACATTTAAGCGATGAGTATCTTGACCAGAGCTTATTTGTTCTTGCTTTTCAACAAATGCCGACCCGCAAAGAAGCTGATCTATTCATTACAATCAATCATGAGCAGAAAAGTGTCCCCAAAGGGCTCCTAATGAGCCTTCTTGCAGACATCAGAATGGGTGATGACGACCCGTCAACAGCATTATCAGCCTTGGCCTCAGCAGTAATCAGAGCACTAAACGACACTAAGTCTAGTCCTTTGTTTGGGAGATTTGTTAAACCAGGGGTTCCACCTGAACCGGAACAGAACTTAACAATCTCCGAAGGCATAAACGGGTTGAGAAGGTCTGGCTTAATTGGAAGAGTAAACGGTAAATACTTAATGCCCGGACCATTATCTGGTGCAACAGATTCAGAGACAGTCGAGCGAGCACAATACATACTCTCCACATACTTCGACAAAGTCTTATTGGCAAATCCAGATAGATGGGAAGCTGGCCGAGAAGCCTACATTTCAACTAACCCTGGGATCAGAGCACATATGACTGTAATCTCCGAAGTCATCAATCATATTACGAGCAAACAATCCCTAGACTTTCAATTAATAAATCAAACTGAAGCGGCAGGACACCTAACAGAATTCTGCCAACCCGTATTTGATTTAGTCGAGAGTTGCCCAGATGATCAAATTAAAACCATGTTTTCAAGGCGTTTTGGTGAGGGCGGAGTGAAAGAATATATATTTCACCTACTTAAGCCACTAAATGAACATCGTCCCGATTTTGGCAATGAAGAATTTCAACGCTGGATAGAACAAAGCACCTCTGAAAAAATTGACCAATATAACCAGTTCCTTATGAAGCTAGCTGAACGTCTTACAAACTACGTTATTGATACACTTAAGGAAGTACACGGACAACACCGATTAGATAGTGACGAACCGGCTTACTGGGAACTGGGTGTTCAAAGTGCACGTATCCGAAAAAATGCCTATGAAAAACAGCAAAGAGACGATAAGCGCAGGAAACCAAAAGAAGCCTATCTTGATATCGTAGATCTTGAAGAAATTGTTCGACAGAAAAACAACTGGATCCGCTTTGAAGCTGTGTTTAATAATCCTAGAGAGGGTGACAGAAAAGGCCAGAAGTATTACCTTAGTTGGATACAAAACTTTAATGAGCTGCGAAATATCGCTGCACATAAAAATCAGCTAAAAACCTATACAGATGACGACTTGGAGTTTATCGAGTGGCTCCGTACGACTGTCAGTCCGAAAGTCCCAGAATGAGTACTAAGCCGCTTAGACCCTTTTTAAAATGGGCAGGAGGAAAACGCTGGCTTTTTGAGAAGCAACTGTTCTCCGCCCCACACTATAGTGGCAAATACATAGAGCCCTTTCTTGGAGGAGGCGCTGTTTTTTTTCAGCTACTCCCCTCTTTTGCGTTATTAAGTGATGCAAATGGTAGATTAATCGAACTTTATACTGTAATTCGCGATGAACTCCTTGAATTTGAAGCAGAATTAAAGACACATGCAGCATTGCATTGTAAAGATTATTACTATGCAATAAGAGGGAAATCCTTTAAGAAACCGGTGGAACGAGCCGCACAGTTTATGTACTTAAATCGCACATGCTGGAACGGTTTATATCGTGAGAACCAAAAAGGACAGTTTAACGTCCCAATAGGCACCAAGCTTAATGTATTTTTGCCTAGTGATAACTTTACTTCTTGGTCCAAGGCTCTATCGAAAACAACACTGTTGCATCAGGATTTTGAGTTAAGCATCGATACTGCAATGGAAGGGGATTTCATATTTGCTGATCCTCCATACACTGTGCGCCATAACATGAATGGCTTCGTAAAATACAATCAGAATATTTTTGCATGGGAAGATCAAATTCGTTTGTGCAATGCCCTATCTAGAGCTGATGAACGAGGCGTGCAATTTGCTTTAACAAACGCAGATCACGAAAGTATTCGAGAGCTATATCGTGGAATAGGTATACAGACCCAACTAACTAGACACAGCCGCATAGCAGCCAGCTCTCAACATCGCTCAAATTCTACAGAAATACTGATAAGCAACACATCATAAATCTCAATTCGTAACCTCTGAACAGCCAACACATACGCACCAATTAGATATCTTCCTCACACCTCTCCGTTCACCCTACGAACTCCCCCGCCACATGCCCCAGGCCATTGCGCATGAGGCGGGAGACGTAGTCGCGGGTGGCTCTGCTTGGGGCGCCAGCCTCCCGCTTGGCTTCGTTCTCCTCAAAGCCGATAGCTGCTTCTGTGATGGATAGGCCCTGCCCGGCGATTGCGAAGACTGCCTGAGATTGATCAGGCCCTAGCAGGGCCGCGATCCGTTCTAGGGTTCTGTTTGCGTCTGTGGTGGAGACAAGAAGCCAATCGCGCACTTTGCGGCTGCAATCTACGCGGGGTTGTGTGAAGTCGATGGAGCTGGCTTGCCCCTCGCATTCAGCATACAGCGCCCGAATTTTACAGCCTGCCAGGTACTGCAGCTTGGTGATGTGTTTGTTGTTGTAAAGCCATTCCAGCGCCTGCCCGCGTTGGTACTTTGCCCGGCGCAGTGCTTCCTGCTTTTGCTCTTTCTTGGTGCCGCGTAAGCGGAGTGGATCTGTATTCTTAGAGCTCAACATCCTGCATCTCCCCATGTCGTAAAACTTCTTTAGCAATCAGACCTGCCAGCCGTTCACGCCGCCGCTCAAATGTATCTGCCATCAACTGAATTGGATGGTTTGGCGGGAGCGCTGCGAGCTCCCGCGTGGTTTCCCCGCGCAGCACGTCCAGAGCAGTCTTCACCTGCCCGGCCACGCGTCGGTTGCGCTCCATTGTGGCGACCACGAGAGTTTCAGTTTCCACCATATCCGGCATGCGCTTTTCCCGGCGCACAAAGTCCACCAGATCCGCTTGCCAGCCAGCAATACAGGCGGAAAGCGCAACATCCGCATCAGCTCCCACCATGACCTTAATCGCCACATGCTCCGGCCATGGATAGCCGCCCACCTGCAGGCTTGGTTCCGGTGCGCCTTCCAGCTGCCGTTGTGCCTCTGTGCAGGCCTTCACGCACTCTCCAACAAACGGCCAGACAGTGCTTTTTGCAGCCAACACCAATGCATCCGCTCCGGCTTTCAGTACGTCCTCTGAAAACCCGCTCAGCTTCTCCCGCAAAGAGGTGAAATAAGCTTCTTCGTTGCTGCCTGGCACCTTTTTGAAAGTACCGCCCAACGTGCTCAAAAAGTACAGCGCTATGAGGTCATTGGCTGATTTTGTCTGTGTGGCCGCGCTCATGCATAGCCCTCACCAAACACTTTGGTAATCGCCGCCCGGCAACGCTCTGCGGATCTGTCCAGATCCCGCGCCCGCGCTGCTTTTGCCTTGCTACCATCAGGGATAAACCGGCCTTCAATCTTGCCCAGTTCTTCCCGGCTTCGTTTGGCCGCAAGAATGGCGCGGGTGAAGTAGTTGAGGCTGCGCGGTTGCTCCGGCGCACGCCCCAAAACATGGGCAATTGTGGGTTTTACGTCCTTTTCAAGATCGCACCCATGGATCAGCCAGCCCCAAACCGGATTTAGGCCGCCCCGCACCTGTGCTGTGGTTGGGTCCAACCCAAGTGACTTTAGAAACCGGCTACAGCCCTCAACAAACCTCTGCCCGGCCCTATCCGCAATTGTGGGAGCCTGTGAGAGTGGAGAAGTGTTTTCGCATAAAGACCCACTCGCAGCCGCTTTGTCTTCTTCTTCTTTAGGTTTTAAGGACTCGTTCTTATAGGTGCCGATCTGGGGTGGCAGGGCCTGCCGATTTTCATTCGAAGCTTTAAGCTCATTTACATGGGCAGTGTGCGGAGCATCCTCGATGAGGTCGCCCTGCTCTTCCTCCTCCTCTTTGAGTGCCCGCATCACACGGTAGGTGTGGGAGCAGCTGCCTCCATCAGGGCGGATACCAGCCATCACCCGGAGCCACCCAGCCTTAGCCAGGTTGCCAATGGATTTTTGCACCGTAGAACGCGCAATCTCCAACTGCCGAGCAATCTTCACCTGACTGCGATAGGTCACGCCGTTGCCGTCCGTGGAGCAGCACAGGACACCCAGCACCTGAATATCACGCGGTTTCAACCGCCGGTCCTCAAACACACCAGCAGGAATAAAAGACAAACGGGGACGATTAACAGGTCTAGGCATTTTATAACCTCCTGAGCAGTGCGGATAATTGGATAAGTGAGAACTAGAAAATCAGTGGCGGAATACGCGCTCTGATTACAAAGGGATTGAAGCTAACAAGGTGACTTGTAACTATACCCTCAGAACAGCCCTAGCGGCTTGTAGCGGTCACGGTCCCATAGCTTTCCGTCTCCCGTTGCCATGTCTCCAATTGAAGAGATGGCGTGGCAGTTCCACATCAGCGGCAAGCGCCAACTGTTCCATCTCATGAAACCACGAAGCAGGAAATTGTCCTCGCATCACGGCAGCGCTTACAGCGCCCGACTTAACCCCGAGAGCATTTTGCAAACTGCCTCTTCCTAGTTTCTGCGCGATCATCCTAGCTGTAGTCATACGACGAGTATTCTAATAAATTTAGAATACGTCAATATGTTATCTGAGCGGTGGTCTAAGAAATGTAGAATGTGTTAATCTAAGCTCATGACAAAAAAGCTAAAAAATATTTCTGGACCTTTTGCGGAAATCGCAATCCGCCTTCGTGCGGTTGAAACATATGTAGGCATGTCACAAAAAGAGTTTTCAGAGTCTGCAGGTGTTCAGCAAAAATCCATGAGCCAATGGCAAAGTGGTGATTTCCGAATTTCTATTCAGGGGGCTCTTAAGCTGCGGGAGAGATACGGAATATCATTGGATTTCATATACTGCGGCAATATAGATGCATTACCAACCAAAATGGCTAATGAGCTTTCATCCATATTACGCGATAGCATTTCCAGCAGGTCAAATGACAATGGTGATCTACAAGCCCCATAATACAATAACTTGTATCGCCGATCCTCATCCATGACCACCTCCTGAACTATCTACTCATTTCCACCAATCAAAATTCCAATATTGTTCTTTTTAAATTCTCAATCGCCATCATGTTTCTGCCGAAACATGTCCGAAGTGAGACGCTAGTAGCTTTATATCTGCTACTGATCAAATAATTGCATTCCGCATAAAAGCATGTTGCGCGTGTATTGCCTACCCATTTCAGGTGCGCCATTTTGTGCACCCCTTAAACAAAACTTGTCTCCCCGAATATAGCCAAGCGAGTTTTTGTGTTTTCTAATTTATTTAGAAATGTATATTGACATTCTAAATTTATTAGAATTAGGATGAGTGGTATTTTCTAGCATACCAAGAAGTAGAGCCGCATAAAACGACGGCCATTTTCCTGAATAACAAGTCCCGAAGCTTTCTTTTACGAAAGGAATAGGCAATGCATGTTTTTCATAACTTCGAAGATGGGGGCGTCACCCACAAGAGCCCACACAGCCTTTCCAGCTACTACAGCTTATTGCAGCCAGAAATATTCAGCCTCGAACGGCTGATTGAGGCTGCACCTCTCCCCTTAAGTGAACGTGGCGAACTTGCGCAAATAATCGCAATCCGCTTTTCCAGCGGAGCAAGCCGCGCCCTTTCCATAGCTCCAACTCAGTGAGGTTCAACATGGCACCTCGCAAAACCACCCCAGAAGCGGAATCAGTATCCGAAGAAACCAAGCAGGCACAAAGCACCAAAGCTGCAACCACCAAGCCTAAGGCCAAGACCACCCCGGCAAAGACTGCCCCGAAAAAGGCAACACCAGCCAAAACGCAAACCGGGTCAAACAGCTCCGGCATTGCCGCCGATCATCTGCAAAGTTTCTTTGATCGCATTGAGCGGCTGGAAGGCGAGAAAAAGGGCATTGCAGACGACATCAAAGACGTCTTTGCTGAAGCTAAAGGCAACGGGTTTGATGTGCCCACCATGCGGGCAATTCTGAAAATCAAAAAGCAGAAGCCGTCAGAGCGCGAAGAGAAGGAATCCATGCTGGACCTCTACATGCACGCCCTTGGCATGCTGGAAGGAGACCTGGACGAAGCCCAACAACTTGGCATAGACGCAGCAAGCGCAGGCAAAGCAGTCACGGACAATCTCTACATAACCGAAGATCCGCGCTTCAAAAAATGGGAACAAGGCTGGCAAATGCAAACAGCTTTCCTAGCAGCGCAAGACAACCAGTAAGCCTCAGCGATCAAAGCCACGGGAGCGGCGCAGGTCATGCAGCCCAATCACCAAAATCAAATAAAGCTGCCTGCGGCCCCTCCTCTCCCCACACGGGAAGACCTAGAAACCGCCCTCAACCTCTTCGCCAAACTCGTCGATAAATACGGCACAGACTACCTCCCCTTCTTCCTGCGCATAGAGCGGGAGCTGATCGCACTGGAAGAAGAAAAAGATGCCCTTTCACGTGCAAAGGCACGGGCGCGTTTACAGGGGTCTACAAGGCGAGCCTAAAATGGGTCAACTGGAAAGCAGCCGGACTGCGGGACTAAGAAATACGATCAGTCGCCATAGTCTCGCTCTACCGATGAGTTTTCTGTCACCCAGTAGCTTTCGTGTCTTTTTTTATCGTAGGCATGATAGCGCTTCGAGAATGCCTTCAAAGCCTTATCGTATTGAACCATCACCAAGACGGCATCACTGTTCTGCGGCAGGTCATCCTCATCCAGCAAATCTAGATACTTTGCCTCCGCCTCATCACCCAAGACTTCCTTGAGGTCTTCGAGCACCCTGTTGAGAAGCTTCACCTTACCCTTGCTAAGCGTCGCATCAGCCTTCTTCTTTGAGAGTTCTCTCATTTCGGCAAGCAGGCCGGAAAACACGCCTATTGCCGCTCGATACGTTGCGACCTTCGCCGTGCTCGTTACGGGTTGATCTGCCATTAGCCTTTACCTCGCGTTTTTGCATCCGCCAAGATTTCGCTCGGATTACCTTCGATCAGATAGACCCACTTGTAGTCATGGTTGACAACATTGTCTGTCCTAAACCTCTCAATCTCTTCAAGATACTGCGCAATAACAAAAACCACATCACTATTTGATGGCAGCTCGTCCGTGTCGAAGGCTTCGAAGTCCTCGAACGGCCGATAGTCTGATCCAAGTACATCATTGGCAGAAGCAATAACCTTGTTGATCATACCTAATTTGAACTTATTGACGGCATCATTCTGAGACTTCTTCGAAAGAAGTGACATTTCGCCGTGAACAGCCTTGAGCTGCCCTATTGTTTTCTCAAGTTTTTCAATATCTTCAATACTCTTCAATATTCCTCCTTAAGGACAAGCCCTTCTAAATTCGACATATTTTTTGACGATGACATCAAGCGGATCGCGTTGATTGCTGTCAAAGACCTCGACCATCTGCTCGATATCAGCGTCCGTTAGAGCAACAATCGCCTTTCGCTGCCCCGACCACAAATCAACCGTGCTTGAAAAACGCGCCTTCTTCAAAGGATTACGCGTCACGAAAACTCCAAAGTTTCCCAAGTTGTCCTTCAGATACCGGTTAAGCTGATCGACATGCTTGGTCTCGATAGCCTTCACGTTCTTCATTTCGAACGTAATCTGCCTCGAACCATAGTCCGTCATAAGTTCCTGGAGAAACGGGTGCGTCCGACTGTTGTAGAAGATCAGATCACGGATGCTCACGCCGCTGTCGGTGCGCGCCTGTTCCTGGGCAAAATCGAGCTGCGGATACAGGAGCGACGGAAGAAGCTGCCCGATCAACTTCTCATAGGCAATGTCCGCCCCATCGTCTTTGCCGGTCGGCAGTTTCTTGATCGCCGCCAGCTTTCGGCGGGCCCACAGCGCCGGAATCTGCGAGAAAAGAGGGTCGTTTTTGCAGTCTTCCAAAGATCGCTCTCGCGCCTGCACATAAGCATCCACGACTGCATAGTTATCGCGGTTGTAGATTTGCACTCTAACGCGGGTTAGTTCTTCGCCCTCGTGCGCTATGTCGTCCTGGGGGCAGAAATTACGAAAATAGGTATCATAGTTGATCCAAGGAACGTGCCGAAGCCAACGCTTCGGGACAAACAACACGGGCAATCCAGTTTCAGGATGTATAGGAACTTCGGCCTGAACGTCCTCGAACATCAGCGAGGATGGATTGTAGACGTTTGAGACCACGGTTCGCTTCAGCCCGACGCCCAACGCTTGACATTCCTGTGCCGTGTAGTCGATCAGGAAACTCTTGATGAAGTTGCAGGCAATATCGCTGATCCGATCCTTACCGATACCATCAACAAATAGCTGGACTTCTTCGAAGTGGCGAAAGCCATGGTCTCGGTAGTAGGGTATCCGTTCGAAAAGGCTGAGAACCTCTTCTGCCTTAGCGCGACCGATCCGCGTCCCTTTTTTGGTTGCGGAAGTCCCTAGTCCCACTTCATCGCATTCCGACGCGGCGATGAGTTGCTGAATAGCTTGTTCCTGGTTGCCCGATTTGGAAAGAACTCCAATGTTATTGAAGGCTCCCAAAATCATCTGGTGCAACCCTTTATCTTGAAGGCTAGGGGAACGCCACAAGAGAAAAGGATCGACATAGAGAGGAATGTCTTCGTCTAGGAACGGGATCGCAAAGTCGAGCTCAGCTTGCGGAACAAAGATATCGTGAAATTCTGTAAATCTCGGGCGAATTATGTTCATGTATGTCATTCTGACGTGAATTGCTCGTTTGCCGATGCGTTGCATTCGACAAAGCTTACCCGTTGAGGTCGAAACAATCCAGAAAGATACCCGACGATTCCGTTTTAAGCACCGCTTTTGTTAAACCAGAGGGCAAGGCGGCCAACGCAGCGAATTTCCGCTTTCCGCCTAAAGCAACATGCCAACCTAGATCAAGATTAAGTTGTGTATCGGACTGGTTCGAACTCCCAGACTTCAGATTGAATGTCCGCAATGGTCACCTTGCGACATGCAGCGCTAGCGAAGGCCAGCGCCCTCACTGATGATAGCAAAGGGCTCAAACAAGCAACTCTCGCGACTTAATCCGACCGGCAAGAACTGGCACTATTTGCCTTTATCCGCTCAAATAACTCCATAGAAAAGCCAAGCTGAATCTTCCGCAGCTCCCCGGCACGATACGCCATAGATCCACCATCCCCGTATTCCGGCCGGTCAATAGCATGCCCCATCAACAGGCACCGCAGCTCATAGTCTAACTTGGCTTCTTTCATGCGGGTTTCAAAGGCATGGCGCAGCGAATAAATCCGGTGGTTCTCAGAGGGTAATAACCCCGCCCGCCGGAAAGCCTTCATAGCCGTTGCAGAAAAGTTGTTTTCCTTATCTACATAGCGCGGGAAGCCCTCAGGCGCCCGCCGCATCGCTTCATAAGACACGCCGATCAGAGGAATATCACGCACGCTGGATTCCGTTTTAATGGCGCGATCCGGCTTAAACTTGATGGAGATATAGGGCACCTTGGCGTCAAGATGGATCTGACGCGCGGAAATATTGCAAAGCTCGGAAGGACGGCAGCCGGTTTCAATGCACGCTAGCACAATCAGTGCTGCATCTCTATTCAGCGAGGCCAGCGCTCCAGGTTCAAGAATTTTCTGTTGTATCCAAGAGGCAGGAAAAGGCGGCACATCCTGCCGCAAGGCTTTGGGACTGCGGAAATTGAGGTTTCTAAAGGGATTCTCTCGCTCTTCCTCCCCGACCCTCTCAAAATAGGCACTATAGAGCTTGCGCATATTGCCAACATCGCGATTGGCAGAATTACCGGAAAGTGGCTTTTCCCCTCCCTTGCCAGTCACACGATCTTGCCACCAGTTGAAAAACTGCAAGGCATCCTCGCGGGTCACCTCTTCCAGGTCTTTATCGCCAACAATCTTGATGAAGTTGCTCACAGCCCGGTTCTTGACTTTCTCAAAGCTCTTTTTCTGAGCTGCACTCATGCCCTTTTGCTCATCCGGTGCAATCTCAGCCAAATAAACATCCATGGCCCTAGAAACCGTCACAGAAGGGCGTTTAGCAGTGCCTAGCAATGCCTGCGCATCTGATTGCAAACCAGCCTCAGGCCGCCCTACCAACGCCAATGCACGCGCCACTACATCCACCACCGGGGCCGCTTCCAGCTCAAAGGCAGGCTTAAATACAAAACCAAGCGCAAGCGCTCGATGCTGCGCTGCCTTATAGTTTGCATCAGCAACGTCCAGCACAGCTTCACCACCGCCCTGCAGAGACAGCCAGTAAAGCCTATCAGCTTCTGCAAGTGCATCGCGCCGCGCACAGGCTTCTTCTAAGGATGATGTTTCGAGAGAGAGTTCAATTTTGCCGCGTTGGTCTAAATGCGCAACCTTCTTAGGCACGCGCCTGATGTAGTACCAGCGACTACCCCGCAACTTTAGGTATTTGTCTGACCCCTGCAT